TTATAAACACCCCTTAATTAATATTGATACGAATAAAATAATGTTGATTACTAATAAACTAACTATAGTCATTGCCATCATATCATAACTGTTCATTGGTTTCCTCCATTATATTTTCTAAATAATCAGCAACATCATCGCTAAATCGGTTATAAGAATTATTTTCAAAATTTTCAACAGCAAGATCCCATTGTTCTTCAGTAGGTGGGTTACTATACCAACCTTCAGTATCTTCTTTACGAAACCATGCAACAGCTATTTGTTCTTCTGTATCATAAGTTTTCAATATTCTAATTAACTCTCTAACTTTCATTGGTTTCCTCCACTAATGTGGCATCATCAAGCTTATTATGATAAAGATATTCATAAATATCTTCCTCTTCGTAATCACAATGTATGTCAACGTACACATCATCCTCAATGTCAATTTGTGCAACATCATGACCTTTGAAATCTGTATCTATTAAGTTAACAATTTTTTCTTTGTCTTTTACTTTATTTAATATTTTAATTAACTCTTTAACTTTCATTATCTTCCTCCTCTTCTGGAACATGGTCATATTGATCATGCTCCAAATCTTCATAAGCCATAATCTCACTATCTTTAGGACTATAACCTTGATCTAGGTATTCTTCGTACCTAGCAGTTAAAAACATTACTGTATATTCATCTGACATATTATTTTCCTCCAATTTTTTAATCTCTAAAAACAGGTATGCATTTTAAATCTTCAATATTGGTAAAGATAGAACCTGCATTGTTTCCTTCATCATCTTGGCTAGGGGTTAAAATAGTCCCATCATCAAGATATATTTCACATGGTTGATGATCCCATCCAAAAAGTCTATTTGTTTCTTTTGGATCAAGCCATTCTACTTTAACAATTTTTTTGCCAACTAAATGCTTATTAACTTTACTTTGCCAACTCATATTATTTTTCCTCCAATTTTTCAATTCTTTTTCTTAAAGCTTCATTAAGTTCTGATTGTATCTTCAAACAATCTTGTAACCCCTTGATCAATTCCATTGTCTTTAATTGATCTTGTAAACTTGTTACTTGATTTGTTTGCATTATTTTGTCTATCTTTTCTTTAGTATAAAACATAATAAATACCTCCTATATTTTATTATATAATATTAACCATTGTTAAGTCAACATTTATTTGCATTGTTTTGCATTGTTTTATTTGCATTGTTTTTCATTAAAATACTCCATTAAAATTCATATTTTTAGATCTAAAAACCTTAAATTTAAAATTTGCTATAGCATTTTTTCAAGATTTACATTGTCAAAATCTAATTGATAATCGTTATGATCCCAATCCGATAGACTCCAGTTAATTGCATCCTCTATAGTGCAATTATATGTATTCATATATTCTTTAATGCGATTTAAAATAAATGTGATTTTATCTTCATTATTTTCCATTATTTTCCTCCAATAATTCTACATCTATAAATATATCTTCATATATATATTTAATTTTTTGTTTTGTTAATTCGGTTAAATAATTCGTGAAATATGTCATAAATACAGCTTTATTTTTTATAACTTCTTCAAATCCTATATACCACGAATTAAAACCATCATAAGACTGTGAATTTTCATTGATATACTCAATCAAATCATGATTTGCATTTTTAATTAATCTATCAACTATTGACTCATTAATTGAAGCATTAATTTTATCGGTTTCATAGTTGTAATATTCTGGACTGTTAATACCTTTAAATTTAACACCTAATAAATTATGATTATCTACTATTTTTAGATACTCATTTAACCATTCAATACAATAATTTTTTTGCATTGCTTTAAAATCTATTTGATCATAAATTTTATCATTTTCATAAATATCATCTATATCCTTATCATAATAATTTGCTATAGAATCATCAATCATATAACTATGAATTGATTCATAAAAACCACCAAAATTCAAATTAAATTCTATTTCCATTGTAATACCTCCAAAATGCCAGTTTTTTTGAGATCTGGCAACTCAATTTTATTATCCTTTTAAAAGGATTTCCTCGTTTTTGATATACATATCTTCGATTTCTCTCATACGAAAGTAATTCCATTCATTGTTATATATATCAAATCTTTTTTTCAAATATAAAATATCAGAAAAAACAACTGCAATATTTTCTTGCTCTAAATTAAAAAGATGATCTTCTTTGTTACCTTCAAAATCATGTAATGAAGGATCATAATGTTTTATGATAAAATCGATCCCTTCTTTTTGACTTGGTAAAAATCCCTTATCTTTAATATTTTTACCCATATAATAATCAATTAAACCCTCTAAGGTTTTATTAAGATTATCTTTTTCTAATGTAGAAAAATATGAAAATGGGTTATTAATAAACTTTTCATATTTTTCCTCATAATATGAGTCGTAATTATCTTTAGTAGACCTCCATGAATTAAGGCAATAATTCATAAAATCAATACCACTCATATTTGTTATTGCATGGTTTAAGATTTCTATTGATAATTTAAAATCTTCATGCTTAATTTTCTTTGTCATGTTAGTACCTCCTACATTGACAAGATACATATAATATACACCTTAACTAAAGTTAATACAAGTTATATTTAAATTAATTTTGAAAAATTGCGATCAACTTTTTTCGCTATTATAAACCTATCTATGCAAAAATTGCGATCAAATTATTTCAAATATTAACAAAAAAAAACCACCCCTAAGGGTGGCTCAAAAATATTTATTTATTATTTTTATTTAAAATGATGTTTCAAATTCTTCTGCGTTACAATCAATTTGAGTTTCAATTATATTTTTTATATCATCTACATCATAACCACTAAATTTTTGATTATATCTAAAATTATCATCATAATAATGATGTACTGAAACATTGACAAGCTCATAACCAATATCAATGAAAATCATATAATCTTTAAAATCGTATTGAATTTGTCTTAAAATTGCCATTATTGAACCTCTCTTAAAATTTCTTTTACTCTATCAATATTATTAAGTTTTAAATAATATTGAATTAATCCCAATTCAATGACACTTAAATCATTGAATTTGTCTTTTATTTCTTTTCTTAGATCTTCCATGTTAACACCTCCTACAATGTTATATATATATATATTATACTTAATTAAAGTTAATATACAAGATCTTTTTATAATTATATTTATATCTAAAATTAAAACCACGATAACAATATATAAAATATTAAACTATCCTTATGTGATCTTACTACTAACCATATAAAGAAATAATCTTGTATTAGTTTTCCTATTAATAGGTTCAAATACCCTTAACCACCCACACACACACGCCCTACAGGCAAAGCAAATAAAAATATGACACACCCCCCCTACACCCCCCAAACACGCATTGACTCTATATATATATGGATTACTTCCCACAGCGAGGGGGAAAATCGACTTATTAACAGGTATTAATTGACTTTAAAGCTTTAGGTTTGTAGAATAAAGGTATGGGTAAAATACTTACAGACAAGCAAAAAGTCTTTGTACAGCACTTTAGTCAAACAGGTAACGCAACTCAGGCAGCAAAGGACGCAGGATACTCGGCCAAGACAGCAGAACAGCAGGGTTATGAGCTAAAAAATAAGCTATCTTTAGAAATAGAAAATGAAACTAGAAAGCTTATGGGATCTTGTGTGCCAATGGCAGTTGATAAACTAAAAAAATTGGTGGAGGATGAAAGAATTAGTCCTTCGGTTAGATTAGGTGCTATTAATTCTATCTTGGACAGAACTGGTTACCAAACTACTCATAAAGTTGAAGATGTTACTGGTAAAAAATCTGACGAGGAATTACAAACAGAGTTAAATCATTTATTATCTGCAATTATGGTAGATAAAAAAGATATTAACTAAGGTTAATTATGCAACCTAACGCACTGCGAAAGAGTTTTGAGGTCTTGCATCAAAGAGTTACAGCAGTTATTTATTATTGTGGTAGGACTTATAGCGAAGATGCAGAGCTTATGCGTATAATTAGAGAGATTGCAGAGCCGTTAGATGATTTGTATAGTCATTATTGGGAGCTAGATTTAGAAATGATAAGTAAAGACGAGGATAATATACTAAATTGAGTGAACAATTAGAACGTGCAGTAGAAATAGCTAAAGAATTAGAACGTAGAAAAGCTACTAATAAACTGGCAGACTATAAACCATACGATTATCAAAAAAAATTCCACAATACTGTAGCATCGCAAAGACTACTTATGGCAGGAAATAGGATAGGCAAGTCGTTTTGTGGTGCAACAGAACTAGCAATACATCTAACAGGCAAATATCCTGACTGGTGGGAAGGGAAAAAATTTGATAGACCTATTAGAGCATGGGCAGGTGGCTCATCTAACGAAACAACTAGAGATATATGTCAAAAAGAATTAGTAGGACAACCCGATGACCCGTCAGCTAGGGGTACTGGTTCTATACCACTAAACACAATAGGCGAAGCTACAAGAAAACCAGGTGTACCTAATGCTCATAACTCTCTTGTTGTCAAACACGTTACAGGTGGTTGGTCAAGGTTGGGGTTTAAGGCATATGAAATGGGTAAAGAAAAATGGATGGGAGAAGCTGTAGACGTAGTATGGCTAGATGAAGAACCACCACCAGCAATATATAGCCAAGCATTAACAAGAACTGCAGATAGAGGTGGTATTGTATTTATGACCTTTACTCCTGAAAACGGAATGACTGAAACAGTTGCACAATTTGTAAACAATTTAAAACCAGGACAAGCATTAGTACAAGCTGGGTGGGACGATGCACCTCATATGACGCAAGATGTAAGAGATCAAATATTAGCTGCTTTGCCACCACACGAAAGAAAAATGAGAGAACAAGGTATACCACAACTAGGTTCTGGTCTTGTATTTCCTATTGCAGAAGATGATATTGTATGTGATCCAATAGATATTCCTACATACTGGCCAAGGTTATGTGGTATTGATTTTGGTTGGAATCACCCTACGGCAGCAGTTTGGATAGCATGGGATAGAGATTCAGATATAGCATACGTTTATGATAGTTATGCTATGCGACAGGAAGCTGTGCCTATTCATGCAAGTGCAATTAAGAGCCGAGGAAACTGGATACCAGTTGTATGGCCTATGGATGGTAGACAAGCAGATAAAGGTTCTGGTAAATCGCTTACAGAACAATATAGAACAGAAGGTTGCAATATGTTGCGAGAACATTTTAGCAATCCACCATCGCAAGGACAAAAAGATGGTACAGGTGGTGTGTCAGTTGAAGCTGGAATACAAGAAATGTATACTCGTATGCAGACAAAAAGATTGAAAATATTCAAAAATCAAGATAAACTATTACAAGAACTGCGTATGTATCATCGTAAGGACGGAAAAATTGTACCGATTAATGATGATGTTATTTCTGCAATGAGATATTGTGTTATGTCATTGAGAAAAGCTAGGATTAAAAATTATGAACCTACTTACATACAAGCAGAAAGTGAGTTTAATGTTTTCGCATGAGGAAAGAACACAAGAGTAAGACTGGAGGTTTAACTGCAAAAGGCAGAGCACATTTTAAAAGAACAGAAGGTGCTAATTTAAAACCACCAGTAAGCAAAGGGAAGAACCCTAGACGTGTTAGTTTCGCTGCAAGATTTGCTGGAATGAAAGGACCTATGAAGAAAAAAGGTAAGCCAACAAGAAAAGCATTAGCTTTAAGAAAATGGGGATTTGGGAGTGTAGCAGCAGCTAGAAGTTTTGCTGCAAATAATAAGAAGTCATAGGAGGACTAAATTATGCCAATGGGTAAAGGAACATACGGGAGTAAAAAAGGTAGACCACCAAAGAAAGGTGGACTTACAGCAGGTCAAAAAAAATTACCAGCTACACTTAAAAGTAAAATTATGAAATCAAAGAAGAGAGGGAAGTAATATGACTTTTTTACCAACTAAAAAAAATAAAGTAAAACCTACAAAAGAACAACGTAAAAGTTTTGAAAAATTAATGAAAAAAGGACCATCAAAAACTTCTCAACGAACTAAACAACCTCGTAACACAGTACAAATTTCAAAAAATCAGTTACAAAGTTTGCAAAAAACTATTAATAGAATGATGGAAGGAACAACGAATACAAGAAGGAAAAAATAATGGCAAAAAAACCAGGATTATACGCAAACATACATAAAAAACGTAAAAGAATAGCATCAGGAAGTGGCGAAAAAATGAGAAAAGTAGGATCTAAAGGTGCACCAACTGCTAAAAATTTTAGAGATTCTGCTAAGACTGCTAAGAAAAGGAGAGCATAATGGGTGGAGTTGCAAAAGTTTTTTCAAGTATTTTTAAAGGTGTGACAAGTAAACCTAAAAAAATGAAAACTCAAAAAATAGTAAAAGAAACAGCAGCTGATATCGGAAGAAGGACACAACAAACTTCTGCAAGATTAGGTTCAGCATATGGCACACCATCTACTTTGTTAGGTGGAGCAACTGGAATTACTGAACAAGCTAAAACATCGAGAACTTTATTGGGATCATAATGATAAAACCAGTATTTGATGAGTCTAAAAAACAAGAATTTTATGATTGGATATCGCCTAGAGCAGATATTGAAACAGATGATTATGAAATTATAGGTTTTGTAGATGAAAAAAATAATACTGTAGGTGCAATATTGTTTTGTAATTATGATGGCAATAATATTTATGTTCATATTGCTGCAGATACACCACGAGCAGTCCAAAGAAGATATATAAAATTAATGTTTGATTACATATTTAATCAAGTTAATTGTCAAAGAGTAACTACAGTTTGTTTGCCTAGTAAAACCAGAAGTAAAAAATTAATTGAAGGTGTTGGTTTTAAACAAGAAGGATTACTAAAAAATTATTTAAAAAAAGAAAATCAATTGCATGATGTAATAATATACGGGATGCAAAGAGAGGAGTGTATATGGGTTTCTTAGGAAGTATATTTGCACCTAAAATGCCAAAACCACCACCTATTGATACAAGTTTAAGAGATCGTGAAGCTGCATCTGAAGCAAAATTAGCAAAAGCAAAACAACGAGCTCTATCTTCTGGTAGAATGGGTATGAGTTCTACTATACTTACAGGTGGTCAAGGTGTTACAGATGAAGCTGAAACAGGTCGTACCTTGTTAGGTGGGTTGTAATGGAAAAATTTAATTATTTTAAAAAAAGACTAAACTCTATGTCTAGCACTAGAGGTACATGGGAAGATCATTGGCAAGAAATACTTGATTATGTAATGCCAAGAAAAGCTGATGTTACTTTTACTAGAACAAAAGGTGAGCAAAGAACAGAATTATTATTTGATTCTACTGCTATGACATCTACTACTTTATTAGCTGCAACTATGCAAGGTACTTTAACATCACCATCATTACAATGGTTTCATATTAAAATAAGAGAAGATGAAGTAAATTTAGATAGAGATGTGCAACTTTGGTTAGAAGATTCTGCAAAACGTATGTACGATTTATTTAACCAAACTAATTTTAATTCAGAAGTACACGAACTTTATCTTGATTTAGTTGCTATGGGAACAGGTTGTTTGTTTATTGAAGAAGGCAATAAAGGTTTTGCTGTAGATCAAATACATTTTAAAGCAATGCACATTTCTGAATATTATGTTCAAGAAAATATTTCAGGATATATAGATACTCTTTACAGAAAATATAAATTGTCAGCAAGACAAGCTGTGCAAGAATTTGGCAAAGATAATCTTGGTGAAAAAGTATTACAAGCTGCAGCAGATAAGCCAGATAAAGAGTTTAATTTTATTCATGCAGTAGAACCTACTGAAGATTACGAAAGAGCTATGGGTAAAGCTAATACTAAATTACCATTTCATTCATGTCATGTATGTGAAGAAGATAAAATGGTTGTTAGAGCAGGAGGATATAACGAGTTCCCTTATCTTGTACCTAGATGGTCTAAGGCAACAGGCGAAATATATGGTCGTTCACCATCTTATAACGCATTACCAGATATTAAAACATTAAACAAAGCAGTAGAAATAGGACTTAAAGCATGGGCAAAAGCTATTGATCCACCACTATTAGTACAAGATGATGGTGTTATAGGTAAAGTAAGAATGACACCTGGTGGCATAACTGTTATAAGAAACGATGCTGCTGTAAAACCTTTACAAATTGGTGCTAATTGGCAAATAACAGACATGAAAGAAAATCAATTAAGAACAGCAATACGTCAAGCATATTATTCTGACCAGTTACAACTACAAGAAGGTCCACAAATGACTGCTACAGAAGTACAAGTAAGATACGAACTTATGCAAAGATTACTTGGACCAACACTTGGTAGATTCCAATCAGAGTTTTTAAATCCACTTATAGAAAGAGTGTTTGGAATTATGAATAGAGCAGAAGCATTTTTGCCTACACCAAATATTCTTGTAGGTCAATTAATTGACATTGATTATGTTGGACCTTTAGCTCGTTCACAACGAATGGAAGAAGCAGTTGCAGTTGAAAGACTGTATCAATTAGCTATGCAAATTGGACAAGTTGACCCAGGAATTATGGATATTATAGATCATGATGAAGCAGTAAGAGCAAGAGCAGAACTTCTTGGAGTACCTAAATCTATATTAAGAGGTAGAGAAGAAGTAGATGAACTTAGAGAACAAAGAGCAATGCAACAACAAATGCAACAAGAAATGATGATGCAACAACAACAAGCTGAAATAGCAGCAAAACAAGGTTCAGCATTAAAAGATATGTCAGGTGCAGAAACACAAGGTGTATTAGAACAAGTTGGTCAAGCTGTAGAGGAAGAAG